TGTGCCTTCTCCATCCGACGGCTTCACCAACACAGGTGTGGTGACATCACCTTCCGCCGCAATGGCCTGCATCAGGGTATAAGGCGTGATGGCCACCGGGCTGCCAAATGGCTGCCACCCCTCCTTCAGTTTTTGAGTCAGTCGCTCCGCAAGGTCTGACGGCGACGCCGCCCTGACCACATCGTAGTGTTTAAATGCCATGGTTCTTTCCACCATATTAAAAACAATTCTTTAAAATACCTGACATGAAATACAGAAAAAAAACACAAAACCATACCTTAAATGAAAACCTCATCATAAAGCAGGTATGCATGGATAAACTACAAGACGGGATATAAAAAACCTGTATTTAAATAAACAATAAACAACATCAGAAAAATAATTCTGCTCTATGGTTTACATTCAAAATTATCATTTATACTTTTCAGAACATCACCAGCACAGCATAAATAAGGAGGCTAAATGAAGTGGATTGTGATTGATACAGTTATCCAGCCATCATGCGGAATATCTTTTTCAGCCATATGGAGTAAAATAAAATTAATAATCTGGTATCAATCGGATGTTTTCTTACCTCCTGAAAGTATATTTACGTTGACTCACACAGGTATCGTACTTAATAACAAAGTGCTACCTGTAACCATTTACAACGTTGTACCATTCAATAAAAGATTCTGGGATTTAATCAAAAACAGCCAGGAATGTCCTGCAAATTCAGATAACGTATTGAAAGAATGCTTTAATAATCATTGCATTCTGCAAATATGCCCTTACGGACTAAAACAACAGTGTCCATAATTAGTTTACTCATATCTTACAAAATTCATATAAAAGCCCCTCCGGAGAGGGGCTAAAGCCGCGTATCTGTATCATCATGCGCATGATGCCGGGTGCCTCCCGGTGAGTTCAGCCCGGTGCCACCAAACCCGCGCGTTTACTTTCCTGGGTATCAAAGATAACACCTAATGCACCAGTCGCCCCTCCGCTCAGGGGGATTCACCATGCCTGTTTCTTTTAACAAACTCCCCGCAAAACAGACAACTGTCAACCGTCTGAATTGTGAGACATTTAAAATTTTCGGGGCATGACTGATACCCGGCTAACTACCTGGCATGTCCTTTTTCACCAAAGGAAAAAGCACCACCACAATACCGACCACCAGCACTCCATCCGCCAGCACCGACATGATCCTGCTGGTGAAATCCACCATCACCACCAGAAACAGCAGGAGTGCCACAGCGGCCAGACGCAGTTTTACCGTCACAGGTGGTTCTCCAGTCGCAGGCCAAGAACACCAGCAATCTCTTCCAGAACCTTACGCTCTTCCGGCTCAATTTCACCATCTGCTTCAGCAATGGCCACCGCCACATCCAGCACATCTTCCGCTTCACGCGTATCGTGTTTCACATCTTCAATTTCACGCAACGCCGCTCGACGACCAATTTTAAAGTTGGTGTCAAGCTGACCTGTGATCGTGGCACTGATAGCATTAATTTCTGACGTAAACGCGGACAACGCTGGCTGGTTACGCAAGACCTGCTCGATCTTCGCTTTCTCTGAAGCCTCACATTCACCATCTGCATAGGCTACCAGGTAGGCAGCATTAATAACCGCCTGTGCCAGATCACGTTTCTCAAACTTTTTAATTTCCGCTGCTGCTCTGCGGGTTTTCTTTTTGAAAATACCAAACATCGTGACGTTCCTTTAGGTGGGTGAGCCAACGCCCGGGAGCGATCTGCCCACAGAGAAAGTCACACTGACCACTCCGTAAGCTCACCCCCGAAAGGCTCTGTGGTTGATATGCGCCGGGCGTGGCGCGGATACAAAAAAGGCCCGCAAAAGCGAGCCTGGTAAATAAATATGGCGCGTTGTACTGGATTCGAACCAGTGACCGATTGCTTAGAAGGCAATTGCTCTGTCCGGCTGAGCTAACAACGCTGAATACCGATAATGGACCGCCATCGAGGACTCGAACCCCGCGCAACCAGCTTCGAAGGCTGACGCTCTATCCCGATGAGCTAATGGCGGTATGTGATATGGTGGCCCTTGCTGGATTTGAACCAGCGACCTGGCGATTATGAGTCGCTCGCTCTCACCACTGAGCTAAAGGGCCGAGTGCAGGATAATAACGGTACGTAACTAATACTGCAATATCATCCGTTCTGACTGGCTAAATCCTGAACTTCCCTGACCGTCTGCTCAAAACGTTCAGTCTCCAGCTCAACACCAGTTGCACGACGCCCCAGTGCCATCGCGGCTTTGACTGTCGAACCCGACCCCATGAAAAAATCTGCAACCAGGTCCCCCGGACGACTGCTCGCGCTGATTATCTGCTGCAGCATTTCTGCCGGTTTTTCGCACGGATGTTTCCCGGGATAGTACTGCACCGGTTTATGCGTCCACACATCCGTGTACGGCACCTGCGCCGTCACGCCAAAATACCGCCGCAGATGCTTATATTCACTCTGCAGTTCCGCATACTGCCGGTTCAGTGAAGTATACGTCTCCAGCAGCTGGTGGTGGGGCTTCTCCAGTTCACCCCGCTGATGCTTCTCTTATGCCACCCGGGCAAACAGCGCCTGTAATTTCAGATAATCACTTTCGTCCGGCAGTTGCCACTGACTGGCACTGAACCAGTGCGACACCATGTTTTTCTTTCCTGTGGCATCCACTATCTGTTTTGCCGTTATCCCCAGGGCAGCACGCGCATCACGAAAGTAAGCAATCAGCGGAGCCATCACATGCTGTTTCAGTGCCCTGCCCTTCGCCTCATACCCGGCATCTTTCGGACGATACGGCCCCTGATAATGTTCCGCGAACAGAATGCGCTCTGTGGCGGGGAAATACGCCCTCAGGCTTTCCTTGTTGCACCCGTTCCAGCGTCCGGACGGCTTTGCCCAGATAATATGGTTCAGCACACTGAAGCGTTCACGCATCATGATTTCGATATCAGATGCCAGGCGATGGCCACAGAACAGGTAAAGACTTCCGGCAGGTTTCAGCACCCGCCAGAACTGCGCAAGACACTGGTCCAGCCACTTCAGGTAATCATCGTCGCCCTTCCACTGGTTATCCCAGCCCTCAGGCTTCACTTTAAAGTACGGCGGATCCGTGACTATCAGGTCAACAGAATTTTCGGGTAACGACCGGATAAATTCCAGGCAGTCGGCGTTGATTAACTCACAACTGGATATTTTTACAGTATTAAGCATGGATCATTAAGCCTGTCTCTGATAGGCTCATTCTGCTTTTGCGCAAAGCAGTGGGCCTGAGGTTTGCTTGTGATCCAGACGCATGAGCAGATGGCTGGTGAGTGCCCCTAACACCCACCAGCCGCCCATTTACCACAAATAAAAAAGCCTTCATGACTGAAGGCGTCTGTAACAACCGAACTGATAGTCTGCCAGACCCGCCATAACAAGCTGGGTCAGTATTAACTGGCAGCGTTCGCGTGAAAGGTAAGTATTCTGCGCAATCTCCCCGACTGTCGCCGGTTCGGTGACGCTTAATTCATTAAACACCACTCTGGCGGTTTCGGTCATATCCTGCTGTATCAGCATGTCTTTTTCCCTTTTCCGGTTAACGTGACACACCAATAACTCTTGTCAAAAAAGCCAGCAAGCTGAAAGACCGGTATTCACCGCCACCAGCGCGTTTACTGTACTGGCGTGATTTCAGTCATAAAAAAACCCGCCTGGCGACGGGTGTAAAAATCTTCTAACGTCAGGCATAAAACGCCCATCGTTAGGGCAAATTTACCACAGATTCGGGAAAAATCAACAAAGCTATCTGGTCACCTTTTTCAGTTGTTGTTCTGCCCATGCTTCTTCAATATCAAACTGCACCACCAGCGTATCGTAAAAACGTTTAACTGTTTTTTTCCATGTATCAAGAGATATGGCATCGGTTACATTACATATGGCATTAAATGCCTCCGTTGAAGGTAATCTTTCATAGCCACGCCCACCACAACGCTGGCAGTTTCTGAAAACCGGCACACCCTGTTTTTCCGACTCTTCACGATGAATGGCAACACCGCGCCCACGACAATCTTTACAGGCGGTGGAAACCTCCCCCTTTCCGCCACACTCCGGACAGGCAACTTTTACCACCTCCCTGACTTTTTTCCATTCCTCCCAGTAAGACGGATACACGCCTTTTGTGCACTTTGCCCACACTGGCGGCTTACCATCCGGATACTGGATCTTGTTTGTAAAAACCTCGCTTTCAATAAATTTTTTTCCGTGACAGCAGGGGCACTGTTTTTTGCTCGCCGCGCTACGGGCATAATCTTCAAACGCATACGAAGCCATAATACGCATCACTGCCGGTTTTATTTCTGCCGGGAGTTTTCTTAACGCCGCCACGCGATCACACCGACTGAGTGCATATTCTGTCAGCAATTCTGTTGCCCGCTCTCTGTCATTCATACTAATGCCCATTTTCCCAAGGAACGCAGAAAACCCCATCTCAGCCCGATTCTGTGTCATGCCCTGCGCGGCCATCACATCAGTGATACTCAGCGCATCTTTTGACGTTGAGGCCGATGCATCAGTCAGGCCGGGGGATTTTGGGGAGTAGTATTTCGGTAAATCTTCCAGTTTCATTTTTTGACCTGCCCTTCAAGCATTATGGGGTAAATCTTCACCCCCAGACGTCCACCAGATACTGGCTGACCACGTACAATATTGATTTCATCAAACTGTTCATCGTCGATAAGCAGTCCCGCATGCGTCAGCGCATCCAGCGGTGCTTTCAGAATGTTGTCCAGGTCACGACGACGCTTATCCGGTGGCTCTGCAATAATTTTTATTGCCAGCCGTCCGGACAGGCTTAATTTCAGTCGCTGCTGGCGAACAATAAACGCCACTGCCCGGCGATAACGCTCCCCGGCTTTTGATACAAAATATGTGCTGCCACGACGTCGCCAGTAAGTATTCACCGTCGGCGGGTAAGGCAAAACAAACTCTATACACATCAATACCCCCCTTTTACCCAAGCACACCGGTTGCAAAGGCGTGATCAAGAAAACGAAAAATTAAATCAACCTGAGAACCATGCTTTTCTTCGAACGCCAGCGGATCCGCATGAAGCTCGTTATGATGCTCCCGACACAGCGGTAGCGTGAAAATATCGTGGGCTTTTGTTCCCATTCCCCCCTGACCATGACCAATCAGGTGATGCGGATCGTCAGCTGGCTTACCACAACACGCACACGGCTGTGTCTTTACCCAGCGCGTGTATTTCTCATTAACCCAACGGCGATGTTTAGGCCGCTTCATAAACGATTCAGGAGACTCCGGATCAACGGCGATACTGACAACCGTTTTTTTCTGTGGTGGATTTTGTTGCTGGTGGACGTGAAGTGGCAGCGCAATATTTTTTGTGCGCTGCTTCAGTATGCTGATGGCTGTCTGTTCTCCCGGTACGATGTCACTCTCACGGTATACGGAGCGGATTTTTTCCACCGGTAATCCCAGCGAACGACGCGCTACTGCCTCAGGTAGTGCATCCACCACCTGATTGCAGGCCGCCCACCAGGATAATTCGGCCAGCGATAACTCCCTCTCCTGCGTACCGCTTATTGCGTGACGTATAACATCAATCATCCAGACTGCCAGATTCTGCTGAGCAAGTTGATCGAGTGATTCTGATGTCTGGTCGCGCAGCTGGTTGTCACAGTGCCAGCACAACACCATCGCGCCGGTACCGTAACGGTGAATGACGGTTTCGCTGTGATGATAATCGCCGTGTGGCCACTGGCAGGATTTCACGTGACGTAATAACCAGTCAGACAGTGCACCTGCACCACCTGCTGCACGAATAACCCGCTCATCGCTGAAAAATGGCAGTAATGTTTTATCCTCTGCCAGCGGCTGGCGAACGGCAGGAACGACTCCGGACGGCAGACCGCGCATGTTTTTCGGTTCCGGCTCCACCAATATTCTGCCGTTATGGAATGCTGACATTGATTCACGGCCCGGCTTAAGGAGCACCATCCCGAGTTCCGGTACCAGAACAGGTCGAAGTAATACCCGCACGTTACCTCCAGATACGCTGCTGGAATGTGCGGGACGGACGCGGTGGGCGTTCGGAATAAGGGAGCCTGACGGAGATTATCCAGTGACGACGATCGAAGCTGAGATCTTTCTGAAACTCGTAACCACGTCTGCGGTAGCACTGGATCAGCCATTCGGCCTGTTCTTCAGTGCATGGGTCATGCTGGAACCAGTCAGATTTGAATGCATGAGAACGCCGCCCGTGCCTGCTGGCAGGGGCGGCGGAGTTATCCGAATTGTGTAATTTGGTATCTTGCGCCATCGGTTGTCTCTGCTGGCGCAGCAGGTGCCAGTTGTTCAGGCTGGCGTGCGGCAATATTGTCTCTGATTTCTGTTGTCGTCAACAGGCAGCGTGCTATCATCGAATAGTGTTCTATCCTACTCCGTGAGGTTTACCATGCGTACAACCCAACAATTCAGCATTACATTAACTAACGAGATGGCTGACATGGTGCGCGCCCGTGTGGCTTCCGGTGCCTATGCTTCAGAAAGCGAGGTCATTCGTGAAGGGCTTCGCGCACTGAATGAGCGCGATAAAGCAATCGAAGCGTGGTTAACGCATTCAGCCGCCCCCTCTCTTGATTCTATCCGCGAAAACCCAAACAACGGACGCTCCATTTCACAGGTTCGCGCCGCGATTCGATCCGGGAAGTAATCTGCATGACATATGAAGTCATCATTACTCCTGAGGCCGAACAACAAATAATCAACCTGCACAGATATATAACGGAGAAAGCAGGGAACGTCATTGCTGACAATTATGCCAATGCGCTTCTTGATTATCTTGATGGGTTTTCTACATTCCCGCATCGGGGCAATAAACGCGATGATATTCGCCAGGGGATGCGGGTAACTCATTTCCGCCACAGAACGATTATTGCTTTTGCCGTTGATGGCAGAAAAGTCTTTATTGTCGGTATCTATCATGGTGGGCAAAGTTATGAAACCGATTTCTTATAAACTTTTACCCACATCATTCCGGTGTTAGAATAAACCGTCTGCCCCTCTCTTACTGCGGATTCGTAGGCTATATAAATCAAAGATCCCGGCTCATGTTTGTGGCGGGATCTTTTTTCGGCAATTTATCCCCAGCGGCAAATCGAATACACCACCAGCGCCACCGCCATTGCAATTCCTACCGTTATGAACGCTTCAGGCCAGGTCATCGTAAAATATCCTCCTCGTTTATCAGTCCGTTTCGCTTCAGGTAGTCCATCGCCTTATCCGGTAATTTGCAGTCCGGCTTCGCTTTTTTCAGTTGGCTGACCAGCCGTTTAACCCACATTGCTAATTCGCTAACCTGATTGCCGGATGCTGGTGGATTGTCGGCTTTACCCAGAATGGCAGCACAGCAGGCCTCTCTGAGCACCCAGTCAACAGCATCCTTCCATGCTCCTGTTTCGACTGGCGGATTCTCACGCTTTACCTGTTCATAAAAGCGCACAGCTTTAACCAGTCCTTCTGATGTCACCGGGACTGGCGGGCCGATGAATAAGGCCTGAATTTCATAGTTCGGCCTGTCGTTACAATCCTCTTTTGTCGGTACATATTTCCAGTCACCAGCCCACGGCTTCCCCTGAAAGTCTGTAACGTCTTTTTTCACGTAGCGATATCGCCATGCAACTGGTTTTGCCTGCCCTGCCGTTTCATGCCCTTCCTGATAATTAATCTCGCTCATTCATCGCCCCACTCATCACAATATGCTTCGACCGGAGTTTTTCCTGCTTCATAATCATCACGCCATGCTTCAGCATCAGCAGCACTGCCACCACGTAACTCTGCATAGTCCATTAACAGTTCATGCCATTCTTCAAAACTGACGTTGTATTTAGTTGAACCAAAATCAGCCATTTTGTTCTTCCTCTTCGTCTTTTATTTCGTGATATGAGTAATTGCAGTAGTTAAAGAAAATTTCTTTTGCTTCGTCATGAATTTCATCAGGTGTTGCGTCATCGTCCACTTCGAATACATCCTCAAAATCTCCACCGGCTATTCCCGTTTCAATAATTATTTTGAACTTTCGCATTTCACTACCGCCCTGCCGGGCGGTCTCCTGATGTTCTGAGGGTGCAGAAATCCCTCCGGTTAAGGATTAAATTTTATTTACAGTGCTGATTTTAATTATTCAGTTCTGGATTATGCTTTCTCTTTCACCTGCCGTAGTTCCTGGTAATTAATTTCGCTCACTGGTTGCCTCCTGGAAAATAACCGCATGTCCCAGTTTCTCCGCCAGTGCCAGTTCTGCCTTAGCGCCTGCCGACCGCTGCCAGCCTTTCAGCATGTAAATTGCATCCACACAACGAATCATTGCCATGCAAATATCCATGTAATGTGGCTGAGTCAGCCCGTCCGGAAGTACTGCCGGGTTTAAAACGGTATGCCCTTCCCGTTTCAGCGCTTCTTCCGCCCTGTGAAACGCCTCGCGGTTGAAATTTTCATATCCCGTCATCGGACCGGCGATATAAATTCTCACCCTCACGCCTGAATCCTCCTGTCGAAATAAACGTAGTTATTCACTGCACGCAACTTCATTCCGAACTTTTCGGCAATTTCCCGTCGGGGTACACCGCGCTGATGCAGTTGCCGCGCCAGCTCAATATCACGCTGTGAATATTTTGCCGACGGGTGAAAATCACCACGTAACATCATACTGATGCCCAGCTCCCGTGCCTTCGTTCTCACTGCCGCTTCAGTTCGTCCGATAAGTGCGCCAATGCTTTTTACCTTCATTGTTCCCGCGCACTGCCGGAGTATCAGAATTTCAGCCCGGCACCACGTCTTCCACCCACTAACCGCTGCTGTTCTCTGGTGGCGGTAATATCCCGGAGAATATCCCGGCACTTGTTCAGCTCCCGCAGCGCGGCGCAGACTCGCTCCCACTTCTGAACCTGACCTTTTGCCCGGCGCAGCTCGCGGTTAGCCACATGCAGCGATGGTAAAATCAGACCATCCGGATGCTTTCTGGTGAACGACGGCTGTGACTGCACTGTGACCGCCACACTTTCCGTTTTTATTTCTTCCTGTGTTTCCGCTTCCCGAACTGGTAACGCAACACCTGCTGGCTGAGGAAAGGCTTTACCATCGGTTTCCGCTACGGATGCAGCTTCCGGCTCTGCCGGTAAATCAGCGCCCGGTATGCAGTAACGAAATTTACCGTTCTGATTTACGCGTGCCAGGCGCCCCGTTGCTGTTACGACCGCCAACGTGGAAGCAACCTTGCGAATGCTAACACCGAACTTATCCGCCAGTTCCTCACACGTTTTAGCCCCATCCTGACAGATAAACTCAATCATCATGTCCGCGGTAACTTTTTGTTCGACCTCCCCGGTCAGCACATCCGGTACTTCAGATTGTGCTGGCTGCTCTTCGGTTACCCCGGATTCACCTTTACCAGCCAGAAACCAGGTGTGACCCGTTTTATCAACGACGCCATTTCTTTTCAGTTCCCACAACTCGTTCAGCACTTCTTCACGACTGATATCAAGTCGCGCAGCAAGTTCTATGGATGTGGCTTTTCCCATTGCTTGCAGTGCGTCAAAAACGGTTTCCATTAAAACGTCCTCCGACAAAATCATTTCTCAAATTCAAACAAAACCAGCCGCCTTCCGGCGCTCGTATTCCTGTTTCAGTAATTCAATTGGCGTTGGCCCTTGCGGGCGCTTCGGCGATGCGAGTTGCCTCCGGATCGGCGGAATACTCATCCCGTTACCAACATGCTTTGCCCATTTCGTCAGTTGCCGTTCCGCAAGTCGTTTTAACTCACCCTGCGTCATCTGGCGCTCAATCCCTCTGGTACGCATTTCGAGGCAGATGTGGTACAGCACAGGCTGTGGCCACGGGTATTTATCACTCCCGTCGTATCGCCAGGATTCATTGCGCCAGCGCCGGTACTCTTCCATCACGGCATCCACCGTAAGACCAAATGGATTTGCC